GGAGTCTTCGCATTTCGTATATTTTGATAATGTTTTGTCATTTCTTGCACAGCAGCTTTATGGGATGGATGACCTTTAACATGGTAAGGATGTTTGGCGTCTCCCATTACATCGCGAATCTTTTGTTCGCTATCATCAGGACTAACACCAGAGTATTCACCCTTTCCGTCGCTGAATTTACCTTCTTTATATAGTTGCTGACCGATATTGTTAAACATCTTGATCAACTTCACATCATTATTAAGTCCAACCTCTGCAAGGTGCTCTGCCAGTTCTGTACCGCCGAACTCTTCCATTACAGCATTGGCACGCTTAACATTGGGAACGAAAGCGTCTCCCCACTCAGACTTGAGTACCCCAACTTCTTTATCAATGAATGCCTGGTTCTCAATTCTAGAGTTTTCATTCTCCTGAGCTGCAAATTCATTAAACCAGTCATGAAGCTTCTGCGCTTGACCTGGCATAATCTTAGCCGCTAGCGCTTGCTCTTTAAACTTATTAAAGAAGTCCTCGTCCATCTTCCCGCTATCGGCAGGCTTGATATCATACTTCTCTACATCCTCAGGAAGTCCCAATTTGTTATAGAGCTGATCCCACTCTTCGGTAGAGGCATGTTCTCCGGGGATGGTGATCTTGTCCATTCCCATTTGCTTTTGAGCGTGAACATAGGACTTAATGAGTCCCTCAAAGTCATTAATTGGTTTAAGCGAAGGATCGCCTCGGAGATCCTCTGGGATGGCATCCTTCCAGTTCTCCGGGATGACAATACCACTCCCGCCCTCAGGTGGAGTATTTGTTTCTCCAGTCTCTCCCGTTGTACCTGTAGTGGTGGTTCCTGGGGCCACGTCTCCGGCTCCCGCATTATTTTGGCCTGTAGTTTCGGTTGTGGCAGCAGCTCCACCTAATAATCCGCCTTCATTCGTTCCATCCATCTATAACTCCATGGTTTTTATCTTTATATCGTTGTTCAATTAATTTCTTTAGGGTGCGTAGATCAGTATTAAGCTGCTTGAGAATGTAGAGAACAACATTCCTCTGTCCCTCGTTATAGGCAAGATCAAGGGGATCAATCTTCTTAGTGCGCACTAACGGTCCCATCAAATAGAACCTCTCAAGGAGATCTAAAAGAACTTCCTCTCCTACGCCGTCTTGAAATGTCTGTTTGTAAATCTCCACATGGGAGACCATTGCCTTCTCTGGTGTGTCGTTCATTTTCTCTCTCTTATATACCGGTATCTAGCCAGGGCACTAAAAGCTTGTTCATCACTGCTGAGCCCGCTATCACTGTACCATGTCCCATTGACCTGCAGGTTCCATTCCTTTGCTGTTTTAACCGGATGCCCGTGTTGCTCAACCATGGTACACAGTGCCTCATATAGCTCTGTGCAAAGATCCCAATCTGTCATAAATGTTCCTATCCTCTACTGTGCGATCTGACTAAGCGTTGGTCCTGCTTTCTGTACTTTCTCGGCGTCATCAAGCTCTTGCTGATTCTGCGCTTGCGCTTGCTGCTGCTCAGCTCTTTGCTCACGCATTTCCGCTATCTCTTCGTTACTTCTAAGCAACTCTTGCGGTATACCGTGAACTTTTAAAGCATGGATCATCGTTTTATCTGTATCAATCACATCAAAACTTGACGGATCCGCCTCTATTAAAGGCGCTACCGTACTGATAGCACTAATCAAGTTCTGACTATCGCTTAGTCTTTGCGCTCTTACAATCTGCGATGTGTATTGGAATGTCACGTCGCGCCCTTGGAGTTCTGCAGGCGGCTCGTCAAACATATTCTTCCGCATCATGATATTGAAAACACGGGTAAGCATAGGCTGTAAAAACTCAAAATTCTGGCGACCAAGAATCGGTCCCATTAACCGCAGCTTCTCTTCTGTACGCTGGACAACCTCAGTGGCAGTCATCTGTGGACCTTCTGCTAATTGCAGCTGATCTATAAAGAAAGCAGAGCGTATGCGCTGGCGAACATCATTGGCAACTTCAAAACCGATATCGGGTCTACTGCCCGTGTTGATCGGCTCAATGCGATCAGGCGTTCCCGCTCTATAATAATTAATCGAACCTGGAGACGTTCTAACCGGAAGGGTCATGCCTTCATCAGGCATCTGAAGTGACGGATCCGTAGACTTCTGTGCCGCACGGATAGTATCTTTCATCATCATATTGAGCATCTTAATATCTGGTAGCGACTTCATTGCAGGAGAGCGACCATAAGTCTCAGACGATATCTTAGTCCACCTAGGGACCACATAAGGGAATTCATTAAATGTTTCTTTAGATAATAAGCGTCTGCCTTTAATCATGACATAGACGCCCTCAAACTTTTTACTGTCCTTCATAGGATGAACACAGTGGAGAATCTCATACTCTTTAAATCCCGATTTGGGATCGTTCTTAAGCATTCGCTGCTGCTCTTCAGGAAGGTTCTCTAAACCAAACTCCTGCTCCATCTGGCGAAGTTCCCACTTAAACTTGCGGTAAACAACGTCAACGATCTGCTTATTGTTCTCAGCAATCCAGTGCTCATAAATAGGGCGAGCGTGAAAACGAACAGTCATTTCATCGTCTTGCTCGATTCGCATAGGACTTGTTCCAAAACTTCCCAGATCTAAATATGTTTCATGCACCTCTGTTTGAAAATTGGAACTGTTCAAAGTGGTATGCATATTACGAGTAGATCTCTGAAGCCAACCTCTAACCTTGTCTGCTTTATCTAATTCGGGATCACCAGTTGTAACCTCAAACCAAAACGTGGTCGGGTTAGTCAACATTGCATGAAGGGCAGACGCTAGCAGTTCATTGCTATGAATAGCGGTCCCGTCAAATATAAACTGATTCTTTTTCTCGCCGCCACCCTTGGTGTTCTGGCCATAGATATTATCTTTTTTAGGTATTACGTATTTGGAAAGCTCATCCCAGTGAGACTCCCAATTCACACGGTCGCGCTTCATGGCGTTCCAGCGCTGCATAATCAACTCAACTTCTGTTCTCTCCGCTTCCGATTGCTCTGCCATTAAGCTGCCCCTGCTCCAGTTAGTAACCCTCTACCGGGTTGACGACGCCTGCGCGCAATCTCTGATTGTCTGCCAGAAAATAATGAGATTAGTCTGTTCACTTTTTCTTGCCCTTCAACTGCTCCGATATCACCGCCGGTAGTTGTAGTCGGCGCATCTGATCTGATATCGCTTTGCCTGCCCGCAAGTAAACTTCCAGCTTGTTCAAAGCTTTTAATATCACTGGATCGGAAAGTACCGACCCCTGCCTCCCCTCTGGTTGGCTGCTTTGAAACTTGTGGCCCTTCAATGGCACGCTCGATTGGCTTTTCAATTTTATCCCTTAGCTTTCTAGTCGCTCCAGTTAAACCCAGCAGTGGGGCAATGCCACCGGTAGCAACAGTAGATACAGCTCTCGAGACCGCCTTGGCCGGCGAGCTTAATGCACTTGAACTCATATAAATCCCCCTAACTCATCATAAGCCCCCGCTGCCATTCTTGGCAAGGTGTGTGATGGTCTACGCTCAGAGTCAGGTTTAAACGATTGCCCTAAATAACGAAATGCACTACCACCGTGAGAAGCCCAGTTGTGCTTCGGCTGTTTCTTAAACACGCCATCCTTACTCACAAATTCAGACTGGTAATTTCTAAGCGCCTTTAATCCAAGCTCACAGTTCAATTCGTCGAACCAGCACTTGTTAAATATTTGTCGACCGGCATGGATTGTATCAGCGACACTCCACCTAGGGAGAACATTAACCCTCTGACCTGAAAGCTTCGCAAACGATTCTTGCCGACTCTTGCCTGTGCCAAGTTCTCGTACGGCACCGTCATGTGGAAAAAAATGCTCGTGATATATGTAGGGCTTACTTTGCAACTCCTTTGCATACCAATCAAAACCTTTCCCGTGCTGTTCCATGTAATCAATCACATGGATCTCCTGGCCGCAGGATTGAACAAACCAAATAGCATTGGTGTCGTCCATACCAAGATCCCAGTAAGTAGAAACTAAAGCGTTGCGATCATAAGGCACTCTACATACGCGCCCCTCTTTATCCGCTAACACTAGCTCATCCTTAAAGTACGCACCGATGATAGCGGCAGTAAAAGAGACTTCAAATTCTTGATCGAACTCTTCCGGCTTCATTGTAGACTTCGCCGCCATCAATTCCTTATGATCTATTATACCCGTATCGCTCGCGCGATAAAGCGAAGCAAACCAATCAGGATCTCCAGCCTTCATCATCTTCTTAGCGTGTTCGTATATCAGCTTGAAATGATTATCCCCTCGAGGTGTACCAATGAATATCGCCCAACCTTTACGGTCCGATAGCGCTGGACGAATGGTAATATTCCAAATTGCAGGATCCATAACCGCGTACTCATCCAGTATGACCCCGTCGAGGTAAAGACCGAGCAGCGAGTTAGGATTCTCAGCACCGAGCAACATGATCCGAACGAAGTCACCCTTACCAGGTCTCGGGATATCGATCCGAAGATCCCCTTCGTGAACCTTTACTCCAGGAATAGATCGAGTGAAATCCTTGAGGTATTCCCAAGCAACTCTTTTTGCTTGTCCGTAAGTTGGAGCGATATAAGCGTATTGTGGTCTGTAGAGAGGGTTACGCACCCCTCTATCGAGCATGTCGTTAAGACTGAATACTGTCTTCCCCATTCGTCTATGCCAGACAAGGACATTGAACCTTCGCAGTTTACGATGGACTTTTTCTTGGATTGCTCTTGGTGTGTATCCAGTGGTGATCCTTTTATACTCGCGATTGCGTGCTATCATAGCGTGCTATCCTGATATCATTGTGCTATTGGTCCGAGGTACTCTAATGCATTTAATAAGTTAAAGGCTTGCCATTCGTGTTCTAGATACACTTCATATGCCCCACCCCAGTCAATAACTTTGGTGGACCATGATTGTCCTGTTTCAGCAGAGAAGGATATAATGCAGTAGTAGAGCACTATATTCCCATCGTCCTCTAGGTATACTCCGTACTGGGTATCACGGTCCATAGTTCTTATTATAAGTTGGAAGTTCTCGCAGTGCTTTGAGCTCCATGGCGTTCTCACGCTTGCGCTCAGGATTGCAAACACCACAGTAGAACAAGGGATTCTCCGGCTTTTCCACATTGATAATCATGCGAACACCAGGATGGTCAGGACATTTTGTCATAACCGTTTGCTCTTTGGGATTTCCAAAAGGAGAGACACCAGTTGGAAGACCTGTCCAGTTAATTGGTTCATCAGCTTTCGGTTTCTCGCTCTCCGCTCCCGCTGGTCGGCGGTCGTTGCTCGGTGTCGGACTCAGCAGCTCCAGTTCCTCCGGCGTCGCTTTCTTCGCTGTCTGGTTGAATGCGCCTCGCTTGTTGGATACTTTCTCCATCGTTCCCATCTAATACTTCTCCCTTTTCTATTTCGATTGCGTCTTCTATTGTAATTGATTCATCATCTTCGTTACGGCGAATCCCAGTGTCAAGAATAATCCCCAGAGGCTGATTAGGATCCCCCACGATTTTCGTTCGCGTTCCGAATTTCTCCGGGTCGTTTTTCTCCGCGCTCCATTTCCACTGCTTCGATTTGAACTCATTGACATGAACATCCTCTTTGCAGGTTGTCTCGTCCGCCAAATCCAAAACCTTATCGTGCATGATCTCAGCAGCAAAGCGCCGC